CCTCTGGTTCGGCGTCCATTACTTTTTGCGCAACTTGATCGCGAAGGTCATCAATCACGCTTTGCCCGCGCGAGACCGCGACGGGCGTCAGCGCACAGTCGCGTTCAAGAATGTCCGGGAGTGTTTCAAGCACCATGACGACAGCTTTCGCCATCAGTGAAAATTCTCTGGCAACGTCTTCAGCGGGAATGAGCTGCTTCGTTTCAACCTCAAATTTCAGGCGCTCATTTTCAGCCTTCCAGTGTGCGAGCCGATCAGATGGTTCCATCTCCTCAACGTTTGCCGTTGAAACTGTCGGAATCATCAGCTCGCTCAAAATATCCGTGACGAGAAAAAGCTTAAGTTTGCTGTTACTGCCAGCCGCCGGGGCAACATTTTTGAGCCTGGCGGCAACGGTTTGCCGATGCACACCAGTGATGCCCGCCAACTGGTTGATATTGAGTTTTAACGATGCAATTTCCTGGTCCATGATGGTGAACACTTTTTGTACGATTCGACATCATTGAAAATCCGCACACCGGAAAATCAATAACCTGCACACATGATGATGATGACTATAAAACGCAAAAACTAGCCGAAACCCGCGAGTCCGCCGCCCCGTGGCAGGCTGAGGCCCAGGAGTACCTTTGATGATAATGATTATCATTTGCAACACAAAAAGAAATTGCCAAATATCAGCCATTTAGACGTCTAAACGTCCGATTTTTAAGAATTCACGGGAAGACCGCCCGATAAAGCGGAATGCCCCAAGCTTACGACTGAAAGAATCGTTAGGCTGCGCGTGCGAGGCGCATAAAAAAAGGCCGCCGTAGCGACCATTAATGATTCGGTGTAAGTGGTTAACGTCGAGCGCTCATGAATGTCGGCACGGTATCGCCTAAGCAGCCCTTTTCACTTTACATCAGCTTTATTTTTACTGAATACCCTTCAAGACCAGACATGGTCTCATTCGGTTTAAATTCAATCTCAGAAACCTCTTTGCCTGTTTTTTTGCGGAGCTCAGCAATTTTTTTAGTAATAAGAGCAGAAATTTCTTCCTCAGCTTTACGCTCCAGTTCTTCGTGTTTCATGCACACACTCCTTTTTCATACCCAAACTTATATAAATCATAGGTTATCTTCCAAGAAGGCGCTCAGAAATCATTATCCCGGATATGTCTTCCGGATATGTCTTAAAGAAGACTGTTAGCTGCACTTACTATGTCATTGGGCGAAAGTTCTCGATCAGAAGCAACGTAAATCTCAGTGTGGTCTCCTGTTACTGAGTGAATACCAGCAAGCATTATTTGGAGGTGAACTTCCTCTCCATTTGGATATGATCTTTTAATTGTGGTCACAGCTTTCAGGGTGTTCACAACCTCAACTGGTTGAACATTGAAAAAAACCAATACCTTTTTCATTTACTTCCCTTATACCAACGAACAGACGTACTCTCTGCCCTGAAGATATCTGTTATAGCTCACCATTAAGACCACTCGCAGTAAGCGATGAGTAAAAAGGCTACACGCTGTCGCATGCAGCCTTGGTAATTGTTACCCCGGATTGGAGCTTCTCGCCTCGCCGGAGCCACCCGTAACGAGGTCTGACACCGCACCGGGGTAACTGGCCCTGATGAGCGTGGTGTTGGCATTTCATTCAGAACCAAGTGTCAGACTAGGGCATCAAGAGGAATTATCAAATGATTTTACCGTATCGATCGCTATAATCGATCACAAGATCTCTTTATAACCACATGTAAACCAAAAAATTCTCACTTTTGGTTTGTTGTGAATGTTTTTTGTAAAGTGGATGTAGATAAGCTGCTGGCCAAACTCTGGTTGCGGTGAATCCCAAAGCGCCCGGAGGCGGTTTTGACTTTCATTGAGACCGTGGTGGGATGTCTTCTGAGTCAGAATCGGGAGGCCGAAACATCGCATGTCCAGCAAAATATGTTGATAGATTGCTTTGGGCAATGTTTTAAACTGCTTGGTTGTATTCTTACCCGCTGCATGTTTTGGATGACTTTTTGATTTTATATTCTAGAGTAATGGCATTTTGTTTATAGGCAACTCATTTAATAGAAATTGTTTTTTCTTATGAATTGCATTTAAATAAAGTTAAAAAGCCAACTAAAAAAGTTCTAAGAATGAACTTTAAAATAACAGCCCCTACTCGTAATAAAATTCTTTGGCTACAACCTACTCGACATAAAAAAACATCCTTTCGAGACCTGAAGGTTTAAGAGTCTTCCTAAAGCATATATTTTCAATAACAAGCAAGGTAATAACCGTAACGATTATATATTTATGCAATTGCATCCCTAAGGAGAAGATCGGATTTCCATCTCCTTAGGGTTTTTTATTTCATTCTCTGCTGTTCAATGTCTCGGATTGCTGCGAATTTATTGTTGCCCTGCTCTATTAACGAGAGCAGCGGCTCAATCCATAAAACAGCCTGGCAGTACGTCAACCCGCTGGCGGCAGTGGTGTCACCATCGGCTGAGTAAGTGACGGCGGTATCGGTGTGCATTGCCCCGGCACGTAAACGGTTCGCGTATTCGAGCAGCCCACCAGCGACAGCAGCAGGAACAGGCAGATCACAGGTTTTTTCACGTCTTAAAATCTCCCGGTATTCAATAACTGTTTTTTCACTGTCCCCGGCAACAATTGCGTTTGCTTGTGCGGCAACCATAGCGGTTTGATTAAAGCGGTTGATGTTGAATGCCTGAGTGGCTATTACTTGTCCCTGCAGCGCGTTATCTGATTTGAGCACGCGGCTTTCACTCTCAGCAGTCGCGGCTTTTTCACTGTAGTGGAATGCCGACCAGACCAGTCCGCCGAGGATGCTCAGGATAAAGGCGCCAATGACAACAAGGTAACGGGTTTTCACTGTTCCAGCCCCCAGCACGTCAGTGCGCTTTCCTGGTCTCGCCGCTCAACCTGCCCGTAGCAGCCATTCTTCTGGCCTTTGGTCAGGCGACAGTCTCGACCACCGTCTTTAATCCACCAGCGAATAGCCTCGCAAGCGCCTTTACGGTCGCCAGCATTGAGGCGGGAAAAGAACGTAGACGGCAGGCATTTGCCGGGGCCGAGGTTATATGGGCAGAATGACGCAATACCTACCTTTTGAGGGGCTGTCAGCGGTACTTTGATATTGCGGTCCACCCACGCCAGCGCCTTATCACGCTCAACGGCGTTAACCTTCTTACACTGCGCTTCCGTGGCACGCTGCCCTTTTACAACAGGCTTGCCATCAATGACCGTTACGCCATGGCACAATGACCAGACGCCGCCAGGGTCAACAACGGCCACCAGCGCATTGCCTTCTTTCTCACCGATGAACTGATCGAACAGTACCGGTGCTGAGGCACCCGACGCTATGAGGGCCAGCATTGTTGCGCTAAGTTTTGCACGTGTGGAGGCCATAATTATTCCTTTGCAGCATCAAGCACTTTGTTAATGCCCTTAATGACTTCGGGAGACTTCTGCACGGCAGGTGAATCATTGCTCCCTTTGAGAAAATCGAGTACCGCCTGAGCACGCACCCGATCCAGCTCAATACGTTCCTGCTGATTGCGGCGTTCTTCTTCTATGGATTTTCGCTCAAGCTTTTCCGTTTTCCGCTTGTCCAGATAGCCAAATAATGCAATCACCGCACCAGCTACAGCTGTAGCCATATACACTCTCTCAAGAGTGACAATTCCGGCCATGCTGGACAGCAATGACATTAGTGACCCCCAGTTGATTGCTGTATCGGCACTTTGATTCATACGTGTCATATCCGCACCTCCGTTTAAGGGTGGCGCTGTTTGAGTAGAAAGGGTCAGGTTCTCGGGCTGCAGCTAACGACAAGCCATCTGATTTTGATTGCCCGGAACCTGGTAATAAAAAAACCCGCACAAGGCGGGTTATAGATGAACAGCTTTACGAAACAATCCTGTCATTTGTGGGGATTAGGTGCCATGCTTCTTTTTTCATCCGCTGGCTATGACATGAAACATGAAGACAGAATTATCGGGAGCGCTGTCTATGACATCCTCCGCGCAGGAGCAGTAACGCATATAAGCAAAAAAATGCTTATCCGGCACTTGACCCGCAAATATGTACACATTTATGACACCAGCGAATCTGTTGCAGAATCCCTCCATTACGAAGCTGCAATAAAGCTCTTAATTTCCCCGCCAAAGTAAACCTTTCAGGTAAGAAAAATCGAGTTAATTTTGGCTAGAAATGCAGCTTTATAAGGCCACTTTCGCTCCATTAACGACAAAATTCTGGTTGAATTTTCCCGAGACCTGAAATTGGTAAAACCTCCATAACGGAGGCTCGACGAATCTAATTGGTGTAGTATCCGCAAATGTCTCAGCAAATTTTCACGTTCCCCACGACAGTGGGGATTCTGACCTTAGAGTCAGCCTGTTTTCCTTGAGACAAGAATGAATTTCAACAACCCCACCTGGGCCAGACGACACGAAAAAACGCTTAATGACTTCATTCCAATGTATGTGGAATTTTTAATCCAAAGACAGCTTTCTAAAAAATCGCTGGAGAATCGGCAGGCCATTCTCAACCGGCTCAGCAATGAGCTTGGTGACAGAGCGCTTATGGCCATATCTCCCAAGATGCTTCAGACCTTTATCAGTGGATATGAAGAGCGTGGGACAATCTCTGCTGCGCAAGCGGCGCATATGGTACTGGGTGATTTATTCCGCGAGGCCTGGATTGATGGTTATGTTACCTACAGCCCTGCCCTGCCACTCCGTTTCCCAAGGTCCAATATAAAACGCTCACGCCTCAGCGCCCCTGACTGGGCTGAGATGTTGGAGCATGCAGAAAAAATGAAGCGATCATATCTCCCTCATGCTATGCGAATAGCTGTTATTACGGCGCAGCGCAGAGGGGATATTGCCGCCATGAGGCGTGACGACATATGGGAGGATCATCTTCATATCAAACAACAAAAAACAGGTTATATGCTTGCATTGCCCTTAGCGCTTAAATGCCCCCTGTCAGGTGATGAACTCGGTCACGTTCTGGAGTCTTGCCCTGGAACTGATTTTCTACTGGGTAAGCAGCAGGTAAAACCCGGTTCGCTCTCTACAGCTTTTAAGCTGGCCAGAAACCATCTGTTTCCTGACCGATGGAGAAATCCCCCAACGTTCCATGAGCAGCGATCACTTTCGGCAAGATTACACAGCCCATCAGGACTGGATATCCAGAGGCTTATGGGCCATAAATTCCCGGAGGAAACCAGCAAGTACAGCTTTAATCGTGGCCTGGACTGGAACTACTTAACGCTCTAAAAGCTGTCACTACGCAAAAGAGGGAAAATTATATTGGTGGGCCGTGAAGGATTCGAGCCTGTCTACCGTTCCCTTATGAGGGGACCGCTCATACCAAATGAGCTTCCGGCCCTAAAAGAAAAAGGCCCGCCGAAGCGGGCCAAGTAACTATATCTGCATTACAGATTATCTGTGCTTTTTGCTGTCTTGGAGGAAGGAATGTACATTACAGTGACCATAGAAGTAACATTTTCAATGAGAAAATGGGTTAACTCTATAGTCGTGCCTGGTTGATTCCAAACTACCTTTTTACCTTCATCTTTGAATATTGGATGCCCATACTTTTGTGTTAACAGGGATTCAACATCGATAAAAGCTCGCTTATTAATACCTGAATTTTTATTTTCAAGAGACTGAACGATCACTTGCGTTAAACGATTGTCAATGAACTGATATACCACTTTGAAATCATGATAACCGATATCGACTTTATCAATCCCAACAGCCCCAAGAGCACCTTTATAATTTAGAGGTGGGTTAATCAGATGCGCCCGACCATTCTCAGCAGAAACAACCTGAGATGGGGTCATTCCCCACTTACTTTTCCCATAACCATCCATCTTCTCGACAGCATGTGAAATTGCAGGGAGGAGTAAGAGGAAAAACAAACCTAAAAAATACTTTTTCATGGCATCTCCTTATGAGTGTGTAACTAAATATTATCACGCTGTGAATCTGCCAGGCACCAACCCATAAAGAAAAAACCCGCATAAGCGGGCGTGTGCTGGTTAATTCTAAATGCTTTTTATCAGGCTTGAGATTTCGTCGACGGTCTGGTTAAAACGTTCAGTTTCAATTTCGACGCCGATTGCTTCTCTGCCAAGCTCTATGGCTTCTTTGATTGACGAGCCGGACCCCATGAAAAAGTCGGCGATCACATCACCGGGCCTGCTGCTGGCATTAATTATTTGCCGCATCATTTCCCGCGGCTTTTCGCATGGATGCTTACCCGGATAGAACTGCACCTGCTTATGAGTCCAGACATCCGTGTAAGGTACCGCCGAGGTCACTGCAAAATATCGGCGTAGCGATTTGTACTCCGACAGTAATTCGCAATATTTCCTGCTCAATGACTGGTACGTAGCCACCAGCTGGTGGTGGGGCTGAACAAGATTACTGTTCTGTTGCCGCTCATTTGCAATACGGCTGAATAACACCTGTAACTTGCAATAATCGGCTTCGGAAGGAAGCTGCCACTGACTCGCCCCGAACCAGTGTGAAACCATGTTCTTCTTGCCCGTGGCTTCCACAATATCTTTTGCGGAAACATTGAGTGACGACCGAGCATTCTGGAAATACTCAATTAACGGGGCCATCAGGTTTTGTTTGAGTTCTGCACCCTTCCGTTCATAGCCATCGTCTTTTTGCCGGTATGGCCCAAGATAATGCTCTGCGAAAAGAATGCGCTCAGTTGATGGGAAATATGCCCGGAGGCTTTCTTTATTACAGCCTTTCCATGGCCCCGCCGGCTTCGCCCAGATGATATGACTCAGCAGGTTAAACCGTTTCTTTAGCAGCAGTTCTGTCTCAGCGGCGAGGCGGTGACCACAAAAGAGGTAAATGCTCCCCGTAGGCTTAAGAACGCGCCAGAATTGTTCCAGACAGCCATCAAGCCACTTAAGGTAGTCCTCATCACCATTCCACTGATTATCCCAGCCGTGCGGCTTCACTTTGAAGTACGGCGGGTCAGTGACGATCAGGTCAATGGAGTCATCAGGAAGGGTTTGAACAAAACGAAGGCAGTCATCGTTTACTAAATAAGCACTGGATATTTTTACAGTATTTTCCATAGATCAATAAGCACATTTCTTGTATGCTCACTTTGCTTTTGCGCTAAAGCAGTGGGCCTTGGTTCGCTTATGACCTTGACTATGAGCGAATGGCTGGCCGGGTGCTACAACACCCACCAGCCGCCCATTTCCATAGCAGAAAGCCGCCACGTTACTGGCGACGCTCGAAAGATAAGAAGAAGGTCCGCAACTGCGGGCCTTTTTTAATGCAGGAATAAAAAAACCCCGCCGGAGCGAGGTTTCAAATTTGTTAGGCGCTTTTCGTCGCTGCCATCGCGGCGCAGCTCTGCCAAGCATGGCTAAATTAACCATTTTTCTGACGAGTTTTCAACTCACCCGCCACGTAGTAGCACTTTTTGCACAAACCTTATTCGGTGCATCCCCATCCATTTTTCTGCGAACTGAAAGAAAAACCTTTGCCCCGAAGATGTCCAGGCACCAGCGAACACGTCGGCGGGCTTCGGCGTTGGACAGCCAGGGGGCTACAACCTGTAGTTCTCGCGCAATATCGGAGACTTTGCTTCTGGTCGTGTAAAACTGCATTCCTACCAGATACACCGGGTCATCGGGTTTAAAGGTCGTTAGAACCACATCCTCGATAAAGTCGGCATCGTCGCGGCGCTCTGCCTCGGCGATCATTTCCCGTAGCGATAATGGTCCCCACAATAGCGTTTTGGCACGCACAACACTTTGCACACCAGAAAAGCCCTCTTTTTTGGCCTGCTCCAGTGCCTCGGTAATTCGGGATAACTGATTTTCTGACCACTCTGATTCGTGTGCCTCCGTAATAAATCGGCGGCAATTCTCCAGCCGGTATTGGGCGCGGGTTTTCCCCCCCACACATTCACCCCAGACAGTAATCAGCGATTTAATCCAGCCTGACTGGACGGACGTTAATGGAGTGAATTTGCCCAGGTAGCTCCTGCGGGGAGCGGTCGCAATTATCCCCAGACCTGCGTGATGTTGACGGCGTTGACGAGGTGTCATTGTTTTTTCCTTTAGGCAAGCACGCCCAGCGCAAACGCGCGGTCGAGCAATTTGATAATGAGTTCAGGTTGCGTACCGTACTGGCGCTCGAACGCCGCGGGGCTGTTGTGCAATTCCGTGTGGTGCTTTCGACAGAGTGGGATCGTGAATGCATCATGGGCTTTCGTAGCCATACCGCCCTGCCCCCAGCCAATCAGGTGATGGGGGTCATCAGCTGGCTGGCCGCAGCATGCGCAAGGCTGGGATTTGACCCAGGCGAGAAATTTAGGATTTTCCCAACGAATACGTTTTGGCCGGGCAAAAAGGGTTTGTGGGGCAACAGGATCCACTTTTATCGAGACAATAGCTTTTTGTAGGGTTGGTTTTGGCAATGAAGCCTTTTCCACTTTTTCGGACAGAATGCTGGTGGCTGGCAACGACGGAACAATGTCGGATTCGCGGGTTACAGATTGGACCCCCCCGTCTGGCAACCCTAGCGCGTGGCGGGCAGCACCTTCCGGGATAGCGTCAGCGATTCCCCGGCGAACGGCCCACCAGCAAAGCTCCGGCAACGTCAATTCATGTTCTTCACTGAATCGCAACTCGCCGCGAACGGCGCGCAGGATCCAGTCAATAGCATTCCGGGTGGCAATTGGCGTCAACGCCGTGCTGCTGGCTTCACTCAGCTGGTTATCACAGTGCCAGCAAAGCAGGACCGCACTACCCGCGTGGCGATGCGTAACCTGTTCCTGGTGGTGATAATTCGAGTGCTGCCACTGACATTCACCACCCCGGCGCCGCAGCCAGTTTTCAAGCCCGTTGATACCCCCGGCAGCATTGATAACTTTCTGATGGGTAAAAAACGACTGCAATGCCGGGTCATTACCGAGCGGCTGGTGGACTGGTGGCACCAGACCAGAGGGCAAATCCGCCATGTTGGCTGGCTGACTCTCCACCAGAACGCGGCCAGAGGTAAAAATGTGCATCAACTCACGCCCTGGACGTAGCAGTACAATCCCCATCTGACGGGCAATATCGGGTTTTAGCAGCGCGCGGGTCATGCGATCACCCGGATAATGATTTGCCCAGTCTCACCCCATACCTTGGTCACCTGGCAATTCCACACGCGGGCATCATCGTGATAAATGGCGTCCTGCAATGCTTTTGCCATATTGTCCCAGTCAGGCTTTTGCTGGTGAGGCTGGCCGTTATGCTCCTGGCGTTTCTTCATGCTCCAGCTGGCGGGCATAGGCAGGACAAATATCACGTGAGCGCCAGATTCAGGCAGCACTACACCGCGTAGGCGCACTTCATCGCAGAAGGCCCGGTAACGCATCACCTCAGGACGTTTTTTCCACTTGTCGGCGCGAGTCATGCGGGGTTTGCCCATCGGCACTATTGGATAGATTTGCTCGATCACTCCCAGTGCCTCCACTGGTAGGTTTTATCTGCGCGGGGCGGCTTGTCCGACTCAGGCAGGCGGGCGCTGACAATCCAGCTCTTATAGTCAGGAGCAAGGCTTTTTTCGGTTTCGACGTGCTTTGCTGTGTAGCGGGCCACCAGCTCGGTGGCTTGTTCGGCAGTAAGGTCGCTATGCGTGAACCAGCCTTTTTTCATGCTGCACCTCGCCCGGTGGCAGGATGCACAAAAGCGCTGGCGTCGATAAACGTCAGGTGGGTGTGGTATTTCGAGGTTTTTTTCTGCGCCATGGTTTCTCCGTGGCGCAGCAGACTGCCAGTTGTTCAGGCTGGCTACGTGACTATATCAGAATGTGGGGCGGGCACGTAACCTGCTCGTTCGAGCATTTGCATAAACATGTTGGGAGTGCCGATTATTTCACCAGGCAACAAGGGGCGGAAGCTATAAACGTCTCCCTGTCTGTACAGCAGTGCAGCATTGCACCGGGCGGGCATGTCGAACGTAAAAACCACAACACCGTCTTCATGGCGAACCAGATCATACCTGGTCAAATAATCAATATCCATGTTTTCAACTCCCCCACTTGCGCCCCAGAGGAGGCGTCCATTCTTTTGTATGTCTGACAAAACTAACAAATAACACTGTTTATCTATACAGTATTTTAAAGGATGACATTAATCAATACAAAATAAATTTATCATTTAAATGATTTTTATACTTACTCTTGAATACAGTATATCAAAAGGCACTATCACCAATGCGAATAACCTTTTGATTTTTGGTAAGAAATATGATTAAAGCCACCAAGAGTGATCAAAATTCAACCCTTCATGCAGTTCGCTATTCACGTATCTTTTATTTATCTTTAAAGGCTATTAAGTACAGCGAACATTATAAAACTCAAGGATGAATCATAAAATGCAGAATTACAAAACTTGCACAATGTCATTCCTTAGAATTTCTTGACAAATAATTAATGTAACAATGCCCACCAACCTTTGGTGAGCATTCAATTAATATCATTCATTAAGCATGTCAAAAATATATTGTGAATCTTCTTCCACCCCTACTTTCTCATCATTGGATAAGATGATTCTTGTAAAATCCTCATCAACTTTCTTGTAGAATTGAACTATATATTCGCTATTGAAAACCCTTCTACCGGGGGATAGCGATTTTCTATAGCCAAGTTGATTAGAATGCCCGTGACTTACTTTTAAAATTATAAACATATTCACCTCTCTCAAAAAAATAAAAACATTTACCAACAAACACAACCATTCAACTTAATAACCCTAGATTTATTCAAACACCTATATTTATACGAAAAATAGAAAGAGATACTATAAAACCTTTTAAATAAGCAACTCACTTCAAAATAACAACATCATTTCAATTTGCCTTCAAATATTTTTATTATTTCATCTAAATTTTGTTGTTGTTTCCTAGCTTTTTCCAATACGCTTTTTTTGAAATGCTCAGTATAACTGTCTCTGTCTGTCGGGTCCCCCTTTAATAATGGATTAAAAATTCTTTTGCATCCATCATTAGTACCCGTTTTTGAAATACCTATAATATCTAATAAAAAGCCTTCTAAACAAGGAATGGACCCAATAATCCTTATACCTTTGGATTTAGCATCTTTAATCACTGAAGGCGAACAAACAATATCCAAGTCGATTAAAACGGCGACTCTATCAAAACCATCCATTTTTTTACATGAAATGGCATGATTTATTACATGTTCGGGGCCTTTACCTTTGGCAGTAACGATTTTTGTTTTAATATTTCCTTTGGAATATAATCCATTAACGTGGGCCAGAAATGCTTTTTCGCAAAACCCCTCCCCCACAAAGAGCAAAGTCTCTTTTTTACATCTAACGTGCCTTACTTTAGCCATAGTGACCTCACAGACAAATATCAGGCACGCCACCAAGTGCGCCGGTTATATATTTACTGTAAAGATTGTCCTGACTACGAAGACCCTTGACATCATCAAGTCGCCAGCACTCACTTTTACCATCATTTTTTTCAACGAGATATACATGATGTTTTTTTAAACTTTTCAAAACTTCGGGTGAATGACAGCTAAAAATAAGTTGTGCATTTTTTTTATTTATTGCTTCGTTTTCGAACATACTCAATAATTCCACAACCATATTAGGATGCAGATCACTATCCAGCTCATCAATCACTGCAACACCGCCGTCTCGGAGTGCTATGATAAGAGTTAAGATAAAATAATAACATGCTTGAGTACCGCTAGACTCCATATAGAATGGTACTCTAAAGCGCTTTCCATCACATTTATGCACTCCATAAGCCATAAATTCTTTGGTTCTCTCACCAGTTTCTTTTTCGATTATTTCTTGCTCTTTCAAGACAATATTATCCAAACCAAGATCCATTCTTTTTAAATACTTAATCGCCTGGTTGAAAATATCTTTCTCAGTTGAATAAAATTCAGTTGCACTAACCACATTAGAATAATTAAAATTCATCTTTCCATATACATTCAAATTATTATCTATTGATGATAAGTTATCCAAAATTAAACTCGCAATTATGCTATCTTTTCGATGCATATAAGCAATAGTGGATGAGTTACCAGGAATAGATTTCATTTCAGATAAAGGAAACGCATTCTCGTCAGACATTAATCTATGTGATTTGCACTTATACTTTTCTTTCTCTTGCTCAAACTCCCGTTTAAATAAAGTTGTATACTGACGACTTGTTTTCAACTTCAATTCTTCATAGAACACACGCTCACGAGACAAACG